CAGCTTCAGAAAACAATAATGCCGCTAAATGCTTATCCCTACCCATGACTAATTCGCATCCCAGTATTTTGGTATAGAATTATCAAGGTCTGCATTCTCAGCTATTGTTTTTTCTATAGCTTCTTTAGCTACTGAATATTGTTCTACCAGTAATGGTAATTGGTCTAAAGCAATTAATAATATCTTCGCTTGCTTATAACCTTGTGATTCAGGGTCACCATATGTAATTATCTTGGTAAACTTCTCTTTGTTTCGTTCCAAGTCTTCCATAAGAATAGCCCATCCTTCTGTCTGTGTAAGGCTTTCAACCTTACAAGCCATATCATATGCTTCGTCCTGTGTTATTTCATTGACATTTTTAATTTTCTTCTGTTTTGTCATTTTTGCCTTCCTTCGTTTATGGTTTTTAATGTATTAGTGAGAGTACTCATTTTATCTCTCTCTATATCAGACTTATTTTTATCTATCTCAGAAGCCTTCAACCTCTGTACTAGTTCATTCTCAGCTGTTGCACCTTTCATATCTGGCTGTATTCCTATAAGCTGTTTTATTTGTGCCTGTTCCATCGGAGTTAATTTATCAAATATTGATTTAATTATCTCTGGAGATGGTTGTGGTGGAGCAGGTGGTGGCGGTTGAGATACATATAGGTCTGGTCTAACTTCACCTAATGCTTGATAGAATCTACGTCTAGCATTAAATATATTTTGTGGTGTTGCAGTTCCAGTCTGTACCGCAGAATAAACATCCTGAAGTATCAATTGTGCTGTTTGCATCTTAACTTGTGGATTAGTATTTCTATCGTTTCCTCTAACTATAAATTTCATACCTTGTATTTCTTCACGTTTAAGTTGGATAGTCTCAAATCCATCTTCTCCAAAATACTGTACTACTCTTTGGTCGTCACCATACTGAAACCATAAGTCTGCATACCATTGCCATAGTTCAGAAAAAGATTCTAGTGTTGTCTCTGCATCTAAAGAGAAAACCTGTCGTGAAGAATTGGCTTGTTCTCCAACTTCTTCAGCAGTTCTAGGTTGTCTTCTATTTATCATTGATTGTAGCGAGTAATCAACCTGTCCAAACAACTCACCAGTTTTAGCTTCTAGCATCTGTTGTTCTCTATCCCAGCTAAAGTCAGCTTGTGGGTTAGAATTATTAAGTGCGGTTAAGTCGTCCTTATCTTGACGTGGAATAGCTTGTGCTGGTATAAACTTAATAAGTCTAGGATTTACCGCACCAACTCTATATGTATACATAGGAGCATTACGGATAGTCATAGCATCAAGTTTCATATTATGTTGAGTATCAATTTCTTTTATGATATCCTCAGACATTTCGCAGATACCCCTATGTGCTAACCATCTATCTTCACGATATTCATAGGCGAGTTTAATTGCTGGAAACTTGCCATTATCAAACGGAAGTGTTGTTTTTCTTAATATTTTTTTAAATTGTGGTGCTACTGTAATAACACATTTTTCTACAACACCATCTCCATTAATATCATACCAACAATAAATCTCACGCAATCTAATTAGATGTGATTGGTTTTTATATGTCTGGATTCCTTCATTTAAATCTTTAAAATCTATATCTGAAATTTTTCTTACATTAGTTCCCAGATAACTTTTCTTTCCTTCTTCATCTTGAGTAGTAACCCAGTCTATATCTTCTAAAGCTTTAATATCCCAACCTTTAGTTTCAGCATTTGATAAAGCTTTTTCATATGGTATGTCAGTTTCAAAAGCTATCCATCTTGCATTTTGTGGGTCACATCTAGCATCTGAAGGAAGTATAACTCTGTTTGCATCGTAATAGTCAAAAGAAGGATTATTTTTTAATATATCTTTTAGCTGAAGCTTATGTTCCGTTTTGCCTAATTCCCTAAAAGCTACAATACAAGCTTGTATTTCTTTAATATTATCTTCAATAACAGATTCTCCAGTATCAACTTCATAATAATCTATAAACATTGGTATTAGTTCGTCTTCAGGAGCATCAGAAAAAAGTATTTCAGCTAACTGTGGTGGTATATCTTCAACCTTTGATTCTTCTATTCTGACAGTTTCTTCATAATCCCAGAATGGTTTTAAAACCACAAAGCCTTGTTCAAGTTCTTGGTCTAATGCCATTATAGATTTAAGTTTAGCTTTATCTACATCCATAATGAGATGGTCGATAAATTTCTCTGCCCTTAGTCCAGTTTCTGGATTAGTGCTTGGTGCTGGTATAGCCTGAACTACGGGTCTAATACCAAATAAATTCTGAGAGAGCCCTGCTTTTAATCTTCTTATAATAACTTCAGCAGTAGGGAGTTTAACATTAGCACAATTTTTAAAAGGAAAAGTTTTAGGTTTCCTAATCCTCATTCTCATTCTATACCACTTCTGCCTCGCATCATTCCATGTGCTTCTATCAGAAATAGCATCGTCAACCTGCTCATTCCAGTAGTCACATAAATCATCCTTTTTAGGGAAAGATACTATCTTTTCTTTCATCTTACTCTTTGCCATTTAGTCTCCGTATCCTGTATAACCATGGTTATTGTCCATTATATTACATTCCTCTAGATATTCCTCATCGTCTTTACCGAAATACACTGGTTGCAGTATTTGCTCTGCATAGCTCATAACATCAGGTGCATCATCGTATTTAGCTCTGGGGAATGTCTCTAGTTGGTCTCTTGCTAATTCAACAGCTGGACTCCAGCAGTCACTATCTTTATGTGGTATATAATACTTACCTTGTTGAAATAACCCTTGTAAACTACTAACTATTCTAGCTGTCTTTGTTTTATGTGATAAATGTGTGCTAGTTCCTGTAGTGTTCTTTAATTCTTTATAACTGAAATAATGACCCTTACTGCTACAAAACTCTATAAACTTATTATAAAAATCTACTTCTCTGCCACTAGGAAGTCCTACGTTACTTAAAGCATATTTCCATTTAAGTATCATATTTAAACACGCCTGTAAGTAATCAGCTTGAGGTAACCTAGTAAGTAAAATATCTAAAAGGTACCTATTATTATCAGTATCTTTACCAATAATAGCACCAGCTTTGTAATCACTCTGGTTTCCTTCCGTATATGCAGGGTCTGCAACAAATACTACGCTAAACTTATCTGGTTTTGTTTTAAATCTACGTATATTCTCTGGCTTAAAAGGAGCATCATCGGAGCTTACTGGAATATTCATATATTCACTACTAAAAGCCCAGCTACCCATAACTTTCTTCTTGCCCTGTAAATCCTCATGAGAAAACTGTTCTTTCCACAATACGTGGTCTTCGTCTTCGGTACCGCCTATATATGCTTGAAAAAATAATGTCTCCCAACCTATAGGATTGTCCAGTATATTCTGCAACAATCCATCGTGATGAAGTATAGTGCCTATACAGACTAACTGACCCTTAGGTAGTAAGGTTCCTATTACAGCTTTATCTAACCAAGCTCTAAGTTTAGTTCTCTGCTCTTTACTCTGTACCGCTTCATCATCCTCGATATCATCCATTATGGCTAAATCTGGTCTTCTACCTCGTATCTTGCCACTAGCACCAACAGCTTTAATCTCTACTATGCCACCCTTTAAACTCTTTATCTCTATATAATCCTGCCTAGTTTTGTCTGTTTTCCAATCCCACATTATTTCTGTGTATATAGGATTATGGTCTAATTCAAGCCTTACCTTTCGTATCCAACCTTCAGCTAGTTCCTTACTAGAACCAATAATAGATATACAGTTCTTATGCTCAAACATCGTACACCAAATAACAAAAATTATACATATTGCAGTGCTTTTAGCGTGACCTCTAGGTGCTACTATCAGCTTATACCCATCCTTAGTCTTGGTTACTAAAGAATATATATCTTTATGAAACTCTGGTATAGCATTATATGTTATATTTTTACTTATAAACCTTTCAGCAAAAAAAGCTAAATCATGTTCTGCCTTTTTAAGGTCTAACATAAGTTGATACTGTTCTGGCGTTACTTGCACCTTATTTACTGTCATTTAAGTCCATCCATTCTTTAACAGTAATTTCTGGCTTGCGAAATTCTTCTTTGTTTCCTTCTACCCATGGCTTTAACTGACTAAAGTCTATATCGCTTACAGTTTGTTTCTTGTTCATATCTCCTGTATAGTTAAAAACTGTTGATAAATGTTCTAAACATTCTTTACATAAATACAAATACCCAGTAGGAAGTTGTATTAAACAAGAGGCTTCTTCATCACAAAAGCCACAATAATAACCCCAGTCTTCATCATCTATTTCTCTATCGTTATGTAATACAAAAGCATGGTCTTCTTCTTTTCTCTGCTTATCGTATTTGGAAAATAGAGGCAAACTCTCACCACCTTCATCAAATAACCAACTACGTAGTGTCATTCCATGATCAGCTTCCATCTTCTCGCTCCCATCTGCCTGTCTCTTCATTAAAAAACTCTGAATACCATCTACTTGGTTTATACTTAGGAAATAATGTTGTACCATAACCACCACACTTAGGACATACAATCTCTGGATGTGTTCGTGTAGGATATGGATTTAGAATAGTACCCTTACCCTTACACTCTGTACAGATTACCGCTTTATCACCACTCATCTACCGCCACCATATACCCTCTTATGCCAATCTGGTCTCCTATAAACATTGTTCTCATCTACTATAACCTGTGAGAACCTCTTAGCTATCTCCATAGTAACACTCTCGTCCTCAGCCTTAGCCTCTCGTATTTCCTCTGCTAATGTCTTCATTAGTCTCATAATATCTCCTTTATATTCACCTTCTATTAAAACCTAGGGTAAAGACACCTACTTTATAAAAAGTCTCGTTACAGGGCAACCTCGTAAGAATTAAGGCTATCCTGTGACCAGTTTTACCTTCTCTAGTTGATATATAAGTGGTTACCTAATAGACTTTTGCCACATAGTTACTGAAATTGGCATAAGTCTATTATTTGATTTCATATGGTTGGAATATGATGTCAGACTCGCCTGCTAGTAGTCATAAATGTCCACTCCCATGAAATGTCCACCAAACAGTGGACATTTTGATTTATAAGACATTTACGGAGGTAATTACGGGGTCCATTTGCACAACTCTTTGATTGGAAAGGACTTGCTCAGGTAACCTTCGCCGCTGCCGTTTCTTCTGGAATACATAAAATTTAGTGGACGGGTATATATAGAAGTGAAGGGAGGGCGGGGTTGGTCGAGCGCTGAACTACCCCCTTACATATATTTAGACTTGTTAAGAGAATGCTCTGGTTAACATAACACTTATTATATGGTCACTAAAAGACAAGGGATATATGGGCTTATTGTATATACTGTAAGGACTTACAACAATTAGGTAATAACTAACTGTTGACTATTGGTTGTTTTCCTTGATATCTACCTTTTGTTCATCTAAACTATAGAGGTTTACTTGTACCTGTTGCGCCTGTGTTAAGTTGTTGAATCCTTTATAATCTCCGAGTGTCTTGGCAAGGCTAGAAACCTCAGCAGGCTTAGTGCGAGAAT